GCTCCTGCTCCTGCTCCTGCGCCAGCACCTGTAGACGCTGGGTTAGAGCCGCCAGATGTACTATCTGGCTCTGGATCTGTAACAGATTCATTAGCGTCACGTCTCGCCTGATCTCTAGCAAGATCAGCCTGTCTTTTGTCCATGCTCGTGAGAAGCAGTGAATGTGACCCGAGTGTCTCTTCTATAGACATTAGCACTTTCGCTAACTTAGGGTTGTCTTCTAGTAGTTGATCTGGATTTCTTGCCATCTTGACTAATCCTTAAGTTACTTCTTTTTGAATGCTTGAGCACCAAAGAAAGCCGCAACGATACCAGCAACAGCTACGAAGTATGTTGGTGCCATACTACCCAGCGTCTTCTGTGCTTCGTCTAAGCCTGCTAATGATGCAAGAACAACTGCGAATGGATATAATAGCATACCAAAGAGAGCGAACCACGCCATGTTGCGCTGTGCGTCACGCATAGCATCTGCGTCTTCGAGTTCTTTTCGTTTAAACTCTAGATACATTGCTTCTTCTTCTTTTGTTACCTCACCATCTCCATTTGTATCAGCAGGGTGAAATACATCTTTTGTTTTTGCTTCTTCTGACATAATTACTCCGTTATTATTTTTGTTTGGCTTTCTGCTCTTCCAAGTGATCTACTAACATATCAACATATAAATCTCTTTCATAGGGCAATAAGCCTTCTATTTCAGCTATACTATATTTATGATGTTGAGCCAGTGAGAACATAGTCTTGTAGTATATCCCCAAATTAGTGTGACTCAACACTAGAGAAAAAAACTTTCAGTTCCCTCTAGCAACATTTCTTTATCGTTACCATCTGAGTTTGTGTATTTCAATGTATAGCTTAGTGATGGCATAGTCTCAAAGAACTTCTTTAAGTCTTCTACTGCACTGCCCGGTAGTGAGTCGATAAATTCTCTAACTTCACTCTCACTAAAATCGGATAGCGTCTGAACTTCATCACCAACAACCACACAATCTATGCACCCTATCATAACATTAAACAGAATATCAACAGGATTGACATCTGGATCAATAGTAGATAAAAACATCTTCATCTGATCTAGTTTAGGGTACTTCATGAGCAATCTTGATTCCTCATTGATTATGATCTCTTTCGAGTGATTATCGGGTATAGTCAGACTAATATCTTCAATGTTTATTTCGCACTGAACCGGATTATTTGTGTCTGGATCAGTGATCGTAAAAGATATGATATTATTTACAGATTTTCCTCTAATCTGTAGAAGAAGATACTCTAAATCAAACAGAGGTAATTCATCTACATTTATATCACTAACGCAACAATTATTAACCAGTTGCTTCATTGCTAGTAATATCTGATCTCCCTCATTAGTTTCTTGAGCCATTAGAAGAATCTTCTCTTCCTTTACTGTAAAGGGTCTATATCTAACCTTATCACCCGAAGATATTATCTCAGCTTCGAAGATTGGAAGATCGATTTTAGGTAATCCCATTGCACTACACTCCTATAATATATTAATTATTTAATTGTTTTTTAAAACTTCTTAAAGTTATCTAAAATTGTGTTCACATTATTTACTTGATTTATGGCATCCTGAACATCTCTAGGCTTTCTGACATTCTTAATGCTCTGTGCTACTGTATTGATAGTAGAGAACCAACTCAAAAGTCCACCAGAAAAAGATCCTGATCTCTCTCCTAGAACAATACCAGTTTTTGTTCCAGTTACAGTAACCTCATCATATGTAAATCCAACAGGTAAAGTCAATACTTCTCCTTGATTCTCCCAAGCAGGGTTGACACTTCCTACCTGAACAGGATAGAGCCCAGAGAACTTGTATACATATTCGACACTTTCAGAGTTGAATGAGTATACTGCAACCTCCATTGTGGTTGAATATTCGTCTTTGTATGCCATCTCGTATGGTAATTGATTGTTGTGCCCAGACAATATACCACCTTCAGTGTCGAAGTTTATTATTGACTGAACCCATCTATGGAATAGCTTCATTACTCCAAAATCAGAATCTACCATAAATACTGCGGGCATTACTGGAAACGTCAACGACTGAGGTCTTCTAGAAGTTGCTCCGAATCCCTGATGCTGTATATCAGTAGTGGTTATATCCATTTCTGGTAGAGTGATACTCCTACAGAAAAACTCTAGGTCAGTTGCGATTGGATTTACTATCTGATCCGTAAGCAATGCGGGAGGTAGGTTGGTAATCCTGATAGCAAATAGATTATTCTTTGCTACACCATGCTTCGCTAATTTTGAGTTAAAGTCTTTTAAACTAAATGGCATTACGATTTCCTATATCTTTTTCTTAGACTGTGACCACACAGTTGCTTTGGATGCGCCGACAAATCTCTCTGTAGGCAAGAAGAGTGCTATATCCCACTCAGACGGATACACATACATAAATCTACTTTGCACTTGTGATGTTAAGTATCTCTTCACGCAAGGTTTAAACGGTTCAAATCCAGCGGCTTTGGATAGTATCTGATAATTAATTCTTAATTTTGTTGTCTCATCATATTTACTGTTATTAGTTGTCTCATATAGAGCATCCATTAACTTGGCACGTAGAGGTAGTGGTAAATAGTGCATATTGAGTCCATAGAATCCACCCTTTACCATCTTAAATGGGAATATCAGAGGAAGTCTATCGTAATATGGAAGAGTTTTTCTACCCTTAGCCATATACTCATACATATACATCCCACCAATCATAGGCTTCGAAGCCATTCTGTCTTTATCGCTCTTCTTACCAAAGAGCTGATTCTCTCTAACTTTACCATAGTCTTTGGCAGTGTTTCTGTACCAATCACGAGCCTTAGCAGTCTGCGCTGGCACCTGTCCTGATCTAATACCCTGAGTTAGTATTTCATCAAATAGTACAGCCATTACAGTGTCACAATCCCTTCAGCGATTAATCGATCTCTGTTGGCTAAATGTTGTGCATCAACATCATCTTTAGAGCCACCGAAGTAAGGAACAGCATGACCTTCTTCAACTAATATCTTTGTAGCTGGGCGCCATGCATCTGTCTTAGCACAATATACATCAAAGTCTCCTAATACACGACCAAACTTGCCTCGCATATCTTCGCCTTTCTTACTGATCTGTGTCTTCAATACTGGATTTTTACCTAGTAGAGACTTCAGACGATTCTTAGCGGCTAGACCAAACTTCTTCTCAACTTTGTCACGAGTTCTTGATTCGGGGGTGTCGATTCCCATAATGCGTACACGCTCATTATATAGCCATATACCAAAGCCCAAGTCAATATCTACATCAACTGTGTCACCGTCAACTATCTTCACAACTTTCGTCTTATACTCGTACATAGTCTATTCTCGCTCTAATATTCGTTCAAGTTTTGTTTCTAGCCGTATGGCATCTAATTCTAGTAATCGCACTCGATCAATGGCATCTTGAACTTCTTTTGGTGGTTTGAACTCATCTATCCATGTATCATTTTCTTCGATCTCTTCGAAGTTGATCTCTACTGCTCTCTCAAGGAATGCAATTCTCTCTTCTATACCAAAGTAAGCCCACACAGCAATGCCCGTAGCAAGAACCAATGATAGTAGATTCTTTAATGGTATAGTGAACTCGCTGTCTTCGTTGATCTTAGCCATGTTATTTACTCTTTATTCTAATCTATCTTGTATTTATACGACTACTTAATACCTAATTCTTTTTCTGTGATTATCTGGAACTTCCATCCTCTGTCTTTGCAGTACTCTTCAGCCGCATTCCACTTAGAGCTATTCGTGCCCCAAGTCTTGACTTCATTTAAGTATCGCTTAGTAGGCTTATTCTTCTTGGTGTTTTGGACTTTGGGTGGAATAGTTTCCTTATAGGGCTTGACTTCGATAAGAACTTTCTCTTTTTTACCCACTGGATTTGTTTTCTCAACATAGAAGTCTGGAAAATAACGATGCATTTTACCATCCACACAAGATCTATATGGAATAACAACCTCTTCGCTGTTCCATCTTGTAACGTGTGGATGTTTATCTAAATAATTCATGAGCTTAAGCTCCCACCCACTCCTATAAATAATATTAGTAGGGTCGCCTTTGTATTTCTTAGGATTTCTGGGCTGAAATCTACCCTGATGATATCTCGACACAATTACTCCAGTTCATATAAATAACAATAGACTTCAATCACTCAATATTTATACAAAGGTCAAAAAGAAGATGACAAAAGGATTACTAAGCACCGACCCAAACGAACTCGTCAGTAGAAGAAAGGGCGAGGAAAGGGGCGATGCAACTATACATAAGTTTCCGCAGAATCTGGGTGCCCATGGAACTCTAATGGAGTTCTTTACATATTCGTATGGTGGAGTAAGAGGATCTGAGAAAAAACCTAGACATAGAGTCATGCTACCGCTCCCTAAGCAAATTAATGATAGCTTTAAGATTAATATTGGTGGTAATGAGATAGGTATTTTAGGGACTGGAGCCGCCCAAGTATCAAATTCTCCTGCAGGCGCAATGGATATTGCTAAGAATATCGGTAATCAAGCGATGGGATCAATCACTTCTGGCGTTAAAGCAATATCGGACGTTGTTACAGGAGAAGCAGCCTTACCTACAACAAATGCTCTTCAAGATGCTCTTTCTACGGGTGTAGACGTAACTAATTATCTCGCAAAGGCGGGACTAGGTAAAGTATCACCAGATCTATTAAACGGCGTATCAGCAGGCACAGGTACAACACTTAATCCATTCCAAACACTTGTATTTGGTGGGATTGATCTAAAAGTACATTCTCTTGAGTGGGTATTATCTCCTGAAAGCGAAGAGGAGCAACGTGAGCTACAGAAAATTATTCGCATTATTCAGAATAATATATTGCCCGAAGCGACTAGTCCTCTAGGCGCTAGTGAGGAGGGAAAGGGGTTAGGACTAACTTCTATCGATAAGGGTATAATGAGATATCCGTCAATGGTAAATGTATTTCTACAGGGTGTCGATCAAGAATATTACTTTAAGTTTAAAACGTCTATGATCTCGCAGTTTAATGTAGACTACACTCCTAATGGAGTAGCAATCAATAAGGGTGGTAAGCCATCAACTATTCGTATTACAATGACATTAAATGAAGCATTCATCCACACAAAAGCTGATGCAGACTTAGGTGTAACAGAGACTAAATCCACTATAACGGAATCACTAGTCACATTAGTAGAAGACAGTGTTGATGATGCTATTTCAGGTGTTGTTGATGCAATCGTGCCCACCGCTGCTCCGACTCAAGCAAGTGACGAAGTAGTTATCACAAGGAAAGAAACAGACGGATCAACAGTCACTACTACTCAGACTGAAGATGACGTGATTGCTGCAACCGGAAAGACAAAAGCAGAGCTTCTGGTCAGTATAAATCCAACGTATTCATTCTTGGGAGGATTTTAATTATGTCGTATTTCAGTAAGTTTCCAACAACTATATTCAAGGGACAGCCCGTAGCTGATATCACTCGCAAGGCATCCCTATTAAAAGTAACAAAGTCAGACGCATTATCCTATATGAATTATACTATTCAAGAGGGAGAGCGACCTGAAGAAGTAGCATATTTCTATTATGACAGTACAGACTACACTTGGTTAGTCCTAGCGTCCAATGATATCGTTGATCCATACACAGAATGGCCGAAGAGTATTGATACACTTGAGCAATATATCATATCAAAGTATGCGAGTCAATCTAAAGCAACAGGACAAAGTGTTATTGAATGGACTAAGAATACAAGTCTCGGTGCTAATATTAAATACTATGCTAGTTACACTGACCCAACGATTAAACTTAATCGAGCATCCTATCTATCACAGGATGAAAACGAAAAGGCTGAATTTTATCCAGTTCGTGTATATGACTATGAGTCTATGCTGAATGAACAGCGAAGAAACATTGTACTTGTGAATAAATCCTATCTTGCTGATATAGATAAACAACTAGGACCTAAATTAAATGCCGACTAATCAAAGACAAGCAGGATTTTATATACTAAAGTCTTTTAAAGTACGACCTATGTTTGGTAATAAAGCCAATTCTATCTCAGATCACATAGAGTTATCAAAGGTTATCGTCAACTGGAGTCTTGAAGAGAGTATGGGCAGTCCATTTATCTCAGGATCAGCGATAATACACGAAAGCGATAACCTCCTTGAAGACATTCCGCTAAGAGGAGAAGAACTAATAGAGTTGACATACGAAGACTTCTATGGTAATACATCAACACAAAACTTCTTTCTATATGCTATAGAGAACATATCACCTGAATCAAGCGTTAATGATAGAATGCAGAAGTATACTATCAAATTCACTACAAAACAAAAGCTATTCTCTGATACTAAAGAGATAAGAAGATCATTCGATAAGCAAACAATATCAAAAATAGCAAAGATAGTATACGATGATTACTTTATTACAGGAGATAAAGAGTCAGATAAAGAGATAGAGATAGAAGAAACAGATGGAGACCAGTCATTAGTCATCCCATCCCTTAAACCAGACGCAGCCATGCACTTTTTATCTAGAAGAGCATATAGCAGTGAGAATAAAACATCGTCATTTAGATTCTTTGAGACAAGAGAGAAGTATTACTTTTGCACGTATGAGTACTTAGTCAATAAATACGGCGGTTTTGAGGGAAAAAGCAAGGAAGAATTAAACCCGTTATTTTTTATATACAACACGTTAGATGATAATACGGGCGGAGGCCAAGCAGTAGCACAGCAGAGTATAAACGACATTACATTCCCAAGCAAGGTCGACACATTCTCTGATATGAAGCAAGGCGCTTATAGACGAACCGTTACAGAGCTTGACATCAACTATAGAACACGTATCACAAGGCAGTTTGATTATGCTGATGAATACAAAGACTATAAGATGCCCGAGGAGGTTACCCTAACACACTCTCAGGACTTTATCAACACTTATATGCCCGCTAATGAGGCGCCAGAGAAGATACTTATTGCGGACTTTCCCCAGATAGGAGCGAACGAAGGCGCTAACAATATGCTTAGACCGTATCAGCACTTCTACGAGAACTATACAACGAAGGCGACCACGAACTATCATATAAAGCGTAACTCTTTCGCTATCAACATTCATGGACGTATTGAGATATATCCTGGCATGGTTATAAGTCTTAGTCTATATAAGTTTAGTTCTGCTCTACAGGGAACAAGAGAAGTTGATACACAGAGAAGTGGTAAGTATGTTGTGTCGAGTGTTAGTCATGTATTTAATGGAGATCAATATAGCCAGTCTCTAATACTATCGAAAGGTGGACTATCATGATTACTCAGGTTGTATCTTCTATTATAACACAAATTTGTACATTGTCAACAAGTATTTTAAAGGATGAAGATTAATGAGCGGTGGATTTGATAATATGTTACACTTTGTGGGAGTCGTAGAAGACTCTCATGACTTAACTAATAGTGGCCGGGTTCGAGTAAGAGCGTTTGGTATTCACCCGCCGAGAGATGCCGACAGTACAGAGGACAGTGTTCCTATGGACTATCTACCCTGGGCGACCGTATTGGATGGAACTTATGGAGCATCTCCTATCATTCCTAGTGTCGGAGATTGGGTGTTCGGATTCTTTATCGATGGAACAGAAGCTCAACAACCCATTATTATAGGCAGACTGCCGGGGATGAATTTGTCATTTCCAGCAGGATCAGGCGAACCTGGAGAAGATGGATACACTCCCCCAGAAGCTATTCATACATGGGGCGAGCCACACCAGCATAGATACGTCACTGGGGAAGACGCAGGAATGGGCCAGGCGAATGTACAAAGAACATATCAAAGAAACAACATAGAGACAGCGGATGGGAGTACGTTCAGTGAGCCGCCTGTCATGATGCCTGAGACTAACTTTAACAATAGGGTCGTCAAGTCTAAGGATGGAGATAACTTCATTGTATTGGGATCAAGCGAAGATGGAGAGGCAGGTGACTACTTTTTGATCTCTCACAGCTCAGGATCAGTAGTACAGATAGATGCTAATGGAACAGTCTTTATTAAAGCATTTGGTGATAAGTATAACTCAACAGAGGGATGTGAAGCAACGAATGTTCAGGGATCGTCTGATACTAATATACAAGAAGACTATACACTTAAGGTCGGTAAGACAGGAACGATTAAGATTCAAGGGAATCTAGACATAGAGTGTAATGACTTCAATGTACGTGCCGCACGAAACGTGAATATTCATGCAGGAATGAAAACAAACATATCAGGAGCGGGTATTGGACTTCATGCAACTGCTGATGATATCAATATGGTTGCTCAAGCAAATCTAAAAGCAATGACGAACCTGGGAGGAATGTACTTCAAGTGTCTCATGCCGGGTAATATAGCAGGAGATGGAGGAGACTTTCATGTTGACTCATATAAGACAAATATGTAC